GCCAGCTTCGCTTCCTATCTTAACAAGATGGACGCTATTGACATAGCTTATGCTAGGTACAAGGCATCTACTAAGACAGACCTATCAGGCATTCCTGTAGTACCTGGTGTAGACTCTGTGGTACCTGCAGGAGTTATGAATGTATCTGCCTCGTCCCCTCCTGTAGTGATTTCACAGGTAGATTCTATGGTGGCTTACCTAGCAGAAGTCTTTCTGTCTGGCTCTCCTCTCTTTCCTGTAGTCTCTAATCCTTCGACTGTACGGCAAGCAGAACAATTAGAAGTCCTAATTGATGACCATGCGACTTTAGGAGGATATGCTAGGCAGCTCCTGCTATTCTTACGAGACGGTGTAAAGTACAACTTCTCTGCTATTGAGTGTGACTGGACTTCTATTGACCAATACTCTCCGGCAGATGAGCTACTAAATCCTGGCACTACACGGACTTCTAAGAAGGCTAACTTCTTCTCTAAGATAGAACGCTGGGACCCCTATAATACTGTATGGGACTTCAATGTCACTCCTGGGGACGTATCAGCTAAAGGCGACTATGCAGGACACTTAGAGATTCTAACACGCACTAAACTCAAGAGGAAGCTGCAGCGTCTATCTGATAATAAAGAAGGCTTCAATGTCAAGGAGGCTACTGCCACCAACCCCTATGCTACAGCCGAACAGTTAGGCTATTACCGTATGCACCCACAAGTATCAGACTATGTCTCCTCTAGGAAGCCTATCTCTGGGATGAACTGGGATACTTACCTAACAGGAAGAGCTTCGGAGAATACAGCAGACCTAAGTACAGCAACTAATAACTATGAGGTCTTTACTCTATACGCTCGGATAGTCCCTGCAGATTTTGGCATGTCCGTGCCCTCTCCTAGGACTGTGCAGATATGGAAGTTTGTCATAGTTAATAGTACAGTAGTGGTGCAGGCTAAGAGAATCATTTCTGCCTATGACCTACTCCCTGTGCTCTTTGGGCAACCGCTCGAAGATGGCTTAGGCTACCAAACCCAGTCTATTGCAGAAGCCAGTATCCCTTTCCAGCAGTCTGCTACTACTCTGTTCGATATATACCTGAACGCTGCACGACGAGCTGTAGCAGACAGGGCTTTATATAATCCCCTCCTTATATCTCCCAGTGACGCGAATTCCCCCGTTCCATCGGCTAAGATTCCAGTCAAAGTGAAGTCTTTAGATGGGCAGTTCAACCTCAAAGAGGCTTATCATCAAATCCCTTTCGACAGTCATGGAATGGATAATGCCTTACAAGCTGGTATGCAGATGGTAGGATTCGGCAAGGAGATGTCAGGGCTCAATGCTCCACAGCAAGGGCAGTTCCAGCGAGGCAACAAGTCAGTAAAAGAGTGGGTAGATACTATGGGAGGCTCTGAAGGTCGTCTTCGTCTTCCTGCCCTTAGCTTAGAGTACCAAGTATTCTATCCTCTGCGAGAACTCCTTAAACTGAATATCCTACAGTACGGAGATGATGCTATTCTAGTATCCCAAAGAACAGGTAAGGAGGTTAGAGTAGACATTGCAGAACTGCGCAGAACTGTCCTGTCCTTTAGATTGGCGGATGGCTATTCTCCTAAGAGCAAATTAGCTAGTACAGATGCCATTGCCCAAGGTATTCAGATGCTTTCTCAATCTCCTATCCTACAGCAAGCCTATGGGACAAGCCTTCCAGCTATGTTTGCGCACCTTATGCAGCTAATGGGGGTAAGAGGATTAGAAGAATACAGTCCCCTACCACAGCCAGTAAGTCAACCAGTAAGTCAACCAGTAAGTCAACCAGTAAGTCAATCCGCAATCCCACCTATAGGAGCATAAAATGGCACTTGATATAGTCTTCCCCCCTATCCAACTAAGTAAGACCGAGGAGGATATAGTGATTAAAATTCTAGAAACCCCTGCCTTTAGGAAGTATTTGCAAGGCTTAGCGTCTGAAGCTGCGAAAGACCTGCTTTCTGCTTCTGTGCATAAGATAGACAAGGATTCTCTAGTAGTAGCACATGCAGTAACCCAGGCTACCCTACAAGTAATCTATACCCTTTTAACTGCAGTACCCACAACTAAGGAGTAATATCATGGCAATTATGGACTTTTTCAAACCCGTCACTTCTACCACACCCACACAATCTACCCAAGCAGCCCAACCGGAGCAGACTAGCACAGGCTTATCAGACCATTCTGCTCCTATTGCAAAGGAAGTAACTCCAGAAAACCCTCTGGACGTATACCGTAAGATGTTCGATACTGCTGCTACCACAGGGGAAGTCCAAGCTCCTAGCTTCAAACTAGACCCTAAGGTACTATCTGACGTCTCGCAGGGTATGGACTTTACAGCTAAAGTAGACCCTGCACTAATGGAGCAAGCCCTCGCTGGAGATTCTAAGGCTCTTATAGCTGTAATCCAAGCCGCAGGGCGCACTGCTTACAGTGCTTCTTTAGAACATGCAACAGCCTTGACGGAAGCCCACCTCGGACAACGCTCAGCCTATGAATCCAGTAGAGTAGATAAAGGAGTAAAGCAGCAACTTACTTCTGATGCTCTTTCTACTGCCCCTAATTACAGTCACCCTGTTGTTCGACAGGAACTAAATAGAGTAGCATCCCAATACGCAGCTGCTAATCCTGACGCCTCTCCTAAGGATGTAGCAGAAGCCGCGCAAAAATACATCGCCGACTTATCCCAAGCCCTATCTAAATCCCCTGTAGCAGCAGAAGGGACTAATATGGAGATGGATTGGGCGAAGTATTTGAGTAACTAATCCCTCCCTTCTTCTATTTTAAGGAAATATCATGGCTTTACTTAATGGCATCTTCAACACCTCGCAGAATCCCGCAGAATTAAACATGCGGTCGTTTGCAGCTACCCTGCTGCGACGCTTCCCTAATGGTACTGCGCCCCTCTTTGCCCTTTCCTCACAGTCTGGAAAGTCCAAAGCTGTATCTTCTACTCATGGCTATCTGTCCAAGACAATGGCTTTCATTGCTACTACAGCTACTGCTGCTGCTACTAACGTGGCAACTACTATTACAGTAGGTAGCAATGTAGGCATGACTGTTAATATGGTCTTGCACAATCTGCGTACTCGTGAGAATGTACTGGTAACAGCTATTCCTGCTGGTACTACTACAGTGACAGTACAGCGTGCTTATGGTCGAGTAGCAGCAGCGGCTATGAACATTGCAGACGGCTTAATTCAGGTTGGTACCTCCTTTGCAGAAGGAAGCTCCCGCCCAGTAGCTAGGCAATTGTCTGTTACCTACGTAGCCAACTTTACCCAAATCTTCCGTAATGCTTGGGGACTGACGGGTACTGCACGGGCTTCCTTGGCAGAGAAAGGCTATTCTAATGTAGCTGAATCTCGTACAGACTGCGCAACCTTCCACTCCACGGATATTGAATCTGCTATCATCTGGGGACAAGCAAGTATGACGACTACAGGAGCTTCTCCTGTGCACTCTACTCAAGGTATCATGGATGCTATGGCGCAGTATTCTCCTTCTAACCTCCAGACAGCAGGTGCTACTACTACCTATAAGCAGTTTGTATCTATGCTTATGCCCGCCTTTGCTTTCTCCTCGGACATGTCTAACTCTCGTACTCGCGTAATCTTCGGCGACAACCAAGCTATTCAGGTTATCAATGATATTGGACGAGCTTCAGGGCAAGTGTTCATCTCTCAAGACTCTAACAGCTTCGGTATGAACTTCACTACTTTCCGCTTCCATCAAGGCGAGCTGAAGATTATGAACCATCCCCTTCTGAATGGTCTAGGAGTAGCAGGCACTGCGCTTATCATGGATATGCCTGCGCTGAAGTTGGCCTATATGGACGGTCGAGATACTCAAGCTGAAGAATACGTACTCGAAGTTGGTAATGATGGTATCGGCGGTTCCCTTCTGTCTGAACTTGCTGTAGAATTGGTTAACCCCTATTCTTGCGGCATGATTGAAGGGCTGACCTCTGGTATTGCCTAAGTAACACAGGAGTTCGGGCATTAGTGGGGCTGCTCCTCCCTTTCCTTTGGTTAGACTAATGCCCACCTATTTCATTGAAGTTTACTCTGTGATAGAGTAAACTAGAAAGTACCCTATGATATTCCCTGAGGTATTAACAGAAGTTCTTAGAATCACAGCGCGCCCCGATAAAGAAGCCGCAGCTTCCTTGGCTATAAACAAGGCTATAAGCTACTTCTCCATAAAAGGGGACTTTCCTGCGGACTTAGTAGAAGCTACCCTAGCTGTATCCCCTACACTATATGGAGATACTATCTCTCTCACCCCCTTGCTGAACTTTAGGAAGTTCAAGTATGTTAAGCCTACAGGAGTTAGATACTACCTTCTTCCAATCGGCGAGGATAGGGTATTCACCCCCTCTGGAGTTATACAGACTGATAGATATTATCTAGCTGGAACCTCCATGACCTATACCCTGTCTGCTCTAACCCCTTCTTTAGAAGTTGGCTACTTGACTTACCCCAGTCTCCTAGATAAGAGTGTTCATACTACCCATTGGATGCTAGATATTATCCCTTATGCTGTCATAGACAAAGCCTGCGCGGACCTCTTTATTACGGTAGGGGATGAATCTTCGGCTAGGGCGCACCTCTCACAGGCTATGGAACAGTATCGTATGTTCCAAGCTGACTTAGTTATTTAATTGCAGGTCTAATCAAAGGAACTATTATGCCTAATATCAATCCCTTTCTTCCCGGTTTAACTAATGCCATTGCTGCTACTACGACGTCCCAGAATAGGCTCCTTCCTGGAAGCACCAGTGAGATAAACGCTGTCTTCTATAATGACGGACCAAATGTATGCTTTGTAGCTACTGGGACAGTGGGTGTAGTAGCTGTTCCTCCGGCAGTATCTGGAGCAATAGGAGCAGCAGGCAACTGCACCCCGATTCCGGTAGGAGCTTCTATCAACCTCTCCTTCCTCCCTGTCGAGGATAATGTAAGTCCTGTAGACTATTGGGCTGCCATATGCCCTGTAGGAACTGCGACAATCTACTGCACTTCTGGAATAGGTATCTAATATGAGACTCTCTAGATATATGAACAGGGGTAGAAGCAGGTCGGGCAGACACACCCCGGGAGCTATAGGCTCTACTTTTATTATCGGAACAAGCTCTTTAGCTTAAGGAGACAAGAATGGCAAAAGCTACATTTTTTACAGGGCAAGTCCCTACAGCCGCAGACTTTAACTCTTTGTCACAGGACGCAGATATTATTCCTATGATAGATGCTAAGGCTCTATTAGCAGGCTCACCCACTCAAGTCTTCTCTGTAGCTAATGGCACAGGCTCTCAAGCTATCAATAAGACCCAAGCTGACGCAGCCTATGCAGCAGCAGGAGGCGTTACTGACCTTAATGTCAACTCGCTGTCTGTAGTTGATGGTGCTAGGACAGTCCTGCTTGTACAGAAACAGAGTGGAACGTTGCCTGCTGTAAAGATAGATGGAGGAGCCATAACTAATGCCCCTGCGCTTCTGCTAGA